AGTTGCCCCCTCGGCCACTTGATACGGAACTCCGTATTTTCGACCAATTCTTTTTCCATTAACTGTAATCTAGTGTCTGCAATATTTAAACGTTCTATGATTTGAAAATAGCCCATCGTTCCGAGTGCCACAATAATAATCAATGAGGCAACCGTCTTCATTGGCATTTGCACAGCCGCTTCTTCAGATATATTTAAAGGTTTCTTACTCATCTAGGTATGTACCCCGGTTCCATAAAGAGAGCCATCAGAACAAATAATATAATTAATATTCCTGTAAAATAATAATTCATTCCTGGCTACCTCTATTGTCATAGCCAGATAGTTTACACTATTTGTCTTCTATTTTGTAGAACATTTTGTCAGTATCTTCTGTAATCCAACCTTTAGTTTGTACCTTATAGTCTGGCACGTCGTCGTTAGTGGTAAAATTACTAATATTCCAAAGAATACGATTATTAGGTTGAATTGAATAATTACCATTATCAAGAGCCATAACATGTCCACACTTATGCTCATGAGGAATTTCACTGTGTTCAGTGTCCAAAATGTTACTCTCTGGATGACACCAATCAATGGTAAATAAATATTCACCATAATATAATTTTTTATCTTTTCCGAAATATTTACCGCGTTGTGATGTTAAATAACTAAACATATGCACGCTAGGATAATAACTGAAACTGTTCCACAGTTGAAGCGTGTCAACTGACATATCGGGCACATCGGCACGGTCATACGATTTTTGGAAAAACGCTGAGATAGGCAACCTAAAAAAGACTGCACCATTTGGTAACATAATGTGAAATAACGTTGCAGCTCCTGACATAGATGTAAGCCCGAAGACCACACATTCTTCACTTTCTCCATGATGTTTTTTAAAATCATAAAGATACTCCTTCCTTACTTGACAATAAATTGGTGGGATATCTGCATTCAATAAAGCCATTATTTAATATCGCCCCAATTTTCTCCTTGTTCATAATCCACTTTGTTTGGAACTTTTAATTCTACTGCTGACTCCATTATGCTTATAATTTGTTCCGCTTTTTCTGGAGACTCAACAGAAATATCCACTTCATCGTGAATTTGTATATGTGGTATTATACCATTTTCATACAATGCAACCATACTTTTTTTAGTCATGTCTGCCGCAGATCCTTGTATTAATTTATTCAAAGCCTTGTATGTAAACGCACGTTTCAAAGGTTCATCATATTCTTTTCGCGCTTGTTCTAGAGGTAAAGGTTTAAATACACCAAATTGTACTGGCTGCCATAAATCAAAATGACACGCTCTGCCTAATAAAGTTCTAATCTTACCGCGATCATTTGCTTTACGAGAAACATTATCCATTAATTGTTTTACAAAAGGCGCTTTAGAATGATACTGTCTAATTAATTTTTCTGCAGATTCTTTCATCAAACCTAGTTCTGCCATTAATTTATTTTTACCCATACCATACATTAAACCAAGATTAATTGTCTTAGCTTGTTTACGTTCTATACCTGCCATGTCCGCAACAACCTGGTGAAAGTCTGCATCGCCTTGATTATATGCGTCTACAATTTCATCTACACCAGTTAAGTTTTGTAGTTTTGCATAGTGAACTAAAATTCTTGGTTCTTGTTGTGAATAATCAAAAGAACCCCACTTTGTATTTTCTTCCGGAATAAATATAGATCTAATCATTGGTCCAAGTTCTGGGTGTCTTGCAGGAATTTGTTGTAAATTTGGATTGCTCATTGAAAACCTACCAGTCACAGTCCCACCTGAATCAGATCGTATTTGATTTATGTCAGCGTGTATTCTACCATTAACTTCATGTTTAGTTATTGAATCTATAAATGTGCTGTGTGCTTTATTTATTTCTCTTGCTTCAGCAATTGCTTTTGGTAATTCATGTGGATGATTTTGTAAAAAATTTTTTGTAAAACTTGGTTCTTTACTTTTTTCAGTTCTGTCATAAGGAAGTTTTAATTTATCAAATGCTTTTGCAATACTACGAGCTGCCATGATTTCTACATCAACTCCTGTTAAAGCTTTGATTTTATTGATTAATTTTTGTTCTCGATTTATCAAATTTTTTTTAATTAATTCTGCTTTTTCTAAATCTACACGTACTCCTTTAAATCTCATTTTAACCAAACAAGGAAATAATTTTGTTTCAAGATTAAATATATCCCATAACTCTTCTTGATATAATTCTGTTTCTAATCTTTTCCAAAGTTTTAATGTAGATTCAGCATCTCGTTCAGCATATTGTCCAACAAACATTGCAGGTAATCTCCACAAATCTTTTTTAGCATTAACGCCATATTCTTTTGCTGCTGCATTAAGAATGCTTTCATCTTTACCCATACCTACATAATGTCTTGCCAGTGTGTTTAATTGATAAGACAATCTATTCTCATCAATTAAAGACGCTGCTATCATAGTATCTACTATTTTGCCTCTGATGGTTAGACCTGATGACCTTAACCAACAAATATCATACATGGCATTATGAAATATAAATGTAGTGTCCTCTTGATTAAATATGTCCTGGAGCCAAGATAAGACTAATTTTTTGTCCATATTTCCTCCAGACTCATGATGTATAGGAAAATACCCTGACCACCCCTCTACGGCCACCGCAATGCCAGCAATGTGCCCTTTTCCAACCACATTACCAGACCCTAATTCTTTTAAATCTGGGTCATTAGTTTCTAAATCTATCGCTATCTCTTTGTATCCTCGTAGGTCTTTTAGTTCATCTGGCATTACCCACTCGGTCTGTGGTGTAAACAGAGGTATTTGCGTGCTTCTCACTTATAATCCCTTTCAATTATCATCTCGATAAAATGTATGGCCTTGAGTAGGTCCTGCTTCTTACCTTTATCTTGATGCCTTATTATATATTTTATAGCACATCCTTCGGGATATAAAAGTTTATTTTCAACCACAAATTTACTAGGCTGTATGACATATTTTTGGTAGTGATTTCCACCATGTTGCTTGTCCCATACTTTACTCATAATATATAAGCCCGATCAAAATCTCTTGGATCTAAGACATGCAATTCACGCTTCGCTCTCGTCGCTCCAGTGTAAAATAATCTGTGCAATTCATCTGGATCATAGCTCATTGTTTCAAGTGCTGCATTAGTTATGTCTTGCATTAATAAAACTTTGTCGGCCTCTCCTCCTTTCGCGCCGTGTATTGTTGACATTGTTATACGAGGATTCTTATTTAACATCTCACCATTCGCCCTCATATTACGAATGTAATTTTCTGTAATAGGATCTAGTCCTTCAAATGCCTCATACCACACACTGTCTGTAATCAAACCGTGTTCAGCTCTACAATCTTTCATTAAATATTTTTCATCGGAGTGTAATGTTTTACCTTTTCTAAATCCCTCTAAAACATTGGTGCCTAGATATTCATAAATATTTTTTATTTCCAGGTGATTTAACATAGAACCTTTACGCCAAGATTCCCAATTGTTGATAGCTAACAATAACTTTAATGGTATAGAGTTACGTCCTTTGTAAGAATAATACCAACCTTTTAATTCGCATACTTCTTTTACTGAATCTAAAAAATGATTTGCAGAAGACAATACCAACCAATTACCTTCTGACATGTCTACTTGTGTAATATCAGAGTATCTTCGTAGTAATCCTTCTTCCGTTCTTGGTTTGTAATCTTTGTCAAATCTGTTTTGTACCTGATTAATTATTTTTTGTGATAACTCATGTATGGGTCCACCAGGTATTCTGTATGATTGATCTAAAGTTTGAATGTCATCTACTTCTTCTTTGAGTGCAATGAAATGATCTACCTCTGCACCAGCCCATTTAAATATTGCTTGATCATCATCACCTGCAATATAAGTTTTGTTTGCTCTGCTCCACATTTTACGCACCATCTCCCACTGCAATAAAGATAAATCCTGGGCCTCATCAATAAACAAAACCTCAAATTTATTTATTGTTTCTTTGTTTATAAAATCTTCTAACAAATCGTTAAAGTCTTTCAATCTTTTTTCTTGTTTAAATCTCTTTAACTCTTCGGATAAAAGATATAAAGTACTGCGTTCAATATCTAAAATATTTTTACGAGAATCATAATACTCCAATAGATCCATTCTTTTTACAGCTGCAGTATTTATTATTGTAAGATATTCATTGTCAGAATTAAATGTGCCATCACTCTCAGAAAATTTTGTAGTCTTAATAGGAATTCCACACTTCTCACCAAACTCTTTATAATCATTTGCATCCATCATTTTTTCTTTTGTCATACCTAATTGATTAAATGCGTAGGAATGTAGAGTTCTAAAAAACGCTAAGTCATTCTCTATATCCAGGCCAAACTTATCCGCGGCCCTCGTTGCTGCTTCCGTTGCAGCTTTTTTTGTAAATGAAAAATAACCTATTTGTTTTGGTCTAACACCATCCTGTATGAACTCGTCTACTAGATTCAACAACGTTGTTGTTTTTCCTGTTCCTGGTGGTCCTAATATTATTGTCTTCATTTCTTTTTTGGCTCGTAAATATATTTTTCTCTTATAATTTTGTTTATTTTATTTTTGTTACTGAATGCATACAAAGATCCTTGATATGTCTTTGGAAAAATTTCCCACGTAATATCTTCGTGTCCTTCTAAATTTGGATATATCTCTAAATTAAAATTGTGGTTACCTAATTTAATTTTTCTAATTATTGTGCTTTTTGTTTTTGACATTAAAAATGTTCTTCTTGATATGGTACTTTAGAAACAGATGCTTCTGTTTGTTTCATAGTTGTTATTTTAATTAATCTTGGTTGTTGTTTTTTAATACGCACTCTTTCTTCACCTACAAATGCGTCGAGTCTTTTTATTAAGTTACCGGTCTGTGTTTTGTCTTTGTCCCAATGATTTCTTTTACAAAAATTATAAAAGTCTTCCATTCTAAAATATGTAAATTCTCTTTTTTCATCTGTAAAAGGCAGTTTGTTAAATATATCATCCATCGTTCTTGCTGATTGTCTATTGGTTGTCCAGTCTTGCAAGAGTCCAGTAAGTTCATTGACTGGATTTAAAGACTCCAATGGTTCAACCTCCTGCAAAGTCTGCATCATAGGTTTAAGAAAATGTTGTTTCCAATCTTTTGGTTTTGGTACTGGTACAACTAGATTCGCTTGATCTAAACACGCCAATGCAAAAAGTTGTGGACTATAAAGTTGTTCTGATTTTAATTCTATTCTTTTTTTATCTACACTTAAAAACCATTGTGGTGGATTCGATGCATACTTTGTAAGACTGCCCAACACTGGCATCTCCTCTTCACCAAACCCTACACCAAATCTTTTTGTTCTACATAAACCAGATTGACAAACTGCATTAATAGGTGCATCTTTACATCTGTATTTATCATAACCTTTTCTGTTTACTGATTTAATTAGTTGTTGCACTTCACTATTACTAAGTGCAGGTTCCATATAATTTAAATTTGCTTCTACAATTTTATCTTCCCAGGTATCTGGATGTGATTGTTTGTAATATACTGCGATGTTAAATAAAGCATTATTTCTGGAACCTTGTCCAAATCCTGTTGCTGCAAGTTTATTTAAACAAGGTGGTCCTCCAGGAAATGCTTCTTCTATTTTTTTCTCTTCCGTTTTAATCTTTTCAATTTGATCTTTGGTACAAGCGTGAAGATCATAGAGCTTATAAAATTCCTCAAGTGTACAACCGGCGCCATTATCGTTGATAGCATAACGCAATCCTTTCATCTCATTGTAGTAGGGTAAATTTAAAAAGTTACCAGTGTCCCCACGTTCCACTAGTATCTCTGTTTGTTTTGGAAATATTTCTGAGCCCTCATAGCCAAGTATGATTGCCATTTGTTTTAATTTTGATTGCATCAAAGATGCAGGGATATTTTCTTTGGTAAATAAAAATACGTGTGCGCCGCCAGATTTACTACGGCAAACTATTAATGGAAGATTATTAGACCTAATACTTTTAATGAGGCTAGTATGATCAAAGTTATATTCATCAATATCAATGCACCCCCACCTACAACTATTATTTTCCGTGATAGGGATGATTCCCAACGCTGGCCCTTGTCCTGCGATATGATTTCTCCAGAGTTCATCTGTGACTTGTCCACGAACAATAAAAGCTTTGCCTTTTTGTTTTCCGTTGTCGCCACGTTCACCTGGTTGATATTGTCCATATGCTATTTCTAGTCCTAAAAATATTGATTTAAATTTCTCCATTATCATTTCTTTGTAATTTGTAAAGGGGCGATCTTACAATCGCCCCAGTATTGTTAGTACGGAGTTGAGTCCGATACTTTCTCTTCAACATCAGCTTTTGTTTGAACGTTCCCTTTAGACACATTACCTGCAAATTCCTTCGCAGATAAATACAAGGACTTATCCTTCTGGTCTAAAATTCTGTCCTGTGTTACAACCCAACCATACCAAGAACCTTTGTCGTTCTTTTGTAGAGTAGATGATAAACTATAAACTACCCCATGCATTGGTGGGATTGCAAAGCCGCCCTTACCATCAGCAATTTGTGTGGTTTTCATCATAGAATTCCACTTTTTACTGACGTTAAGTTGTGTTGATTTCATTGTGATTAGAGCCGGTGTATAACCACCAGTTTTAGTCTCTATCATAACAAAATAAGATGCAGTCTCTTCAAGATAGTTACCGTTAGGTAATCTTATCTTAGATCCCTCTCTTTTACCTGTTGCGATTATCGGACTGTTTGGTAGGTGTACAGCCACAGGAGCACCTGGACCATCCCCTCTATCCGACCATTCCGGATAATCTTTTTTGTAGTAGCAAGGAATAACCTTGATACCTTTTTTACCATCGTATAGTTCGCTGGTAACAGTATTGTAGATCATACCTGGTTTGGCACCATCTATATACTTTGCATCACCATCAGTTACCTGTGGTGATAGCTGTCCTAAGATTCTAACAAAAGGTAACGCAAGATCATCTTGAGTCATATTGTCAAAACCTTTTGCATCATCGCCAAATAAAGCGAGTGATGTATTTGCTTTTGCTGCTACTTCATTAGCCATTACACATTCTCCATTATTTATTTCCGAGTTATTTTAGTTTTGTCTTTAATCCATGTACTAAAGACATCAGATGGCATATCGAGCCCGGACTCGATACGCTCTCTGAATAGGGCAGTTAGTGTAGCCCAAGCCACATCAGATTTCTGTTGTGGTTCAAACCCATTCTCTGCCGCAAGGTCCAACAATTGTTGTGCCTTGTCATCTTCGCCCTTTCCAAAAGTTACGAACACATTGTTTTTAATAATGTCTCCTAACTTATTGTCACGAAGCCATTTATAGCATTGTGCTCTCCTATCTTCATCTTTAGGAAGAGTACATCTATATTCTTTTTTCACAGATACTTTTGATCCATCAGCTAATTTTATTTCTGACAGACCTTGCTCTGCGAGTAATTCGGGAATCACACGAGAGCTGATATCATCAGCCTCTGCTTTTTTAGATTTTAATTGCTCTTCTAATGCAGCAATCTCATCTTCTTTTTTTTTCAACTTTATACACTCTTGTGCAACAGTTGTTACCTCTACATCATCTAAAAGATCTTTTGAATCTTCTAGCATCATGTCTCTAACGTTTTCCATATTATCCTTTCTGATACATGTCCACTTCTAGTGGGTAGTACCTATATTCACGTTTGTCCCACTTTAACATATTAAACTGTCCGTTTGTAACTTCACTTACAGCTGCAGTTGATATACCTATTATTACAGGATCACCCACTGCAAGTAAATAATCTTCTTTACGAAAATCTTGTAAATTTTTTTTCATCTTCTGTACGTAAGGTGCAGTGGAATATATTGCTTGATCTCTGTTAGGCAAACATATTACAAGATATCCATAATCAGACGCACTTAATATATTAATGTTAGGTGCTGGTTGTTGAACTACATAAACAAATCTTTCTTTTGGGTTTGCTTTATGAAATTCTAAAAAACTTGCCAAAGATTCTGGTTTATACAATTCAAATATTTTATTTTTCATTTCTTAGTTCTTGACATCTTATATAGTAGGGCTTATATAATTGTCAACTAGAAAGTAGAAAAAAATTATGAATTATAAATTTAAAACAAAACCTTATGCACATCAATTAAATGCATTAGAAAAATCGTGGGATAAAAAAGAATTTGCCTACTTTATGGAAATGGGTACAGGTAAATCTAAAGTGTTAGTAGATAATGTTGCTATGCTTTATGATAAAGGTAAAATAAATGGGGCGTTAATTATAGCACCAAAAGGTGTATATAGAAACTGGTATTCTCAAGAGATACCAAATCATTTAGCTAGCCATATAGATAATAAAACGATACTATGGACTGCGACTACATCCAAAGCAAAGGATAAAGAGTATCAATTATTATTTAAGTCAGACCTAGACCTTCACATCCTTATAATGAATGTAGAAGCATTCTCGACTAAAAAAGGTCTAGAATTTGCCACAAGATTTCTTAATTGCCACAATTCATTAATTGCAGTTGATGAATCTACTACAATTAAAACACCAACTGCAAAAAGAACAAAAGCTATTTTAGCTCTGGGTAAACTTGCAAAGTATAGAAGAATACTAACAGGTTCACCTGTAACTAAATCACCATTGGATTTGTATACACAGTGTGGTTTTCTAGATGGATATCTACTTGGTTTTGATAGTTATTATGCATTTAGAAATAGATACGCTACAATGTTAGATCGTAACTTTGGTGGTCGTAGAGTACAAATTGTAGGTGGCTATAAAAGACTCGATGAATTATCAGAAAAATTAAAACCTTTTTCTGACAGAGTATTAAAAGAAAATTGTCTGGATCTACCAGAAAAAACATATGTAGAGAGACAAGTAGAATTAACTGACGAACAAAAAACTTTATACTCTACTATGAAGTCCGCGGCCCTCGCTTCTCTAAAAGGTAAGATGGCAACCGCGCCTCACATACTTACACAAATGATGCGTCTACATCAAATCACATGTGGTCATCTAAAGAATGATGATGACAGTATTACAGAAATAAAAAACAATCGTATCAATTCACTATTAGAATTACTTGATGAGATAGAGGGTAAAGCGATTATTTGGGCCAACTATGTGTATGATATTAATCAAATTGTAAATGCTGTTGCTAAAAAATATGGTGACAATAGTATTGTACAATATTACGGAGCCGTGCCTGCAGAACAAAGACAAAAGAATATTGAAAAATTTCAGGACCCAAATTCTCCTGTAAGATTCTTTGTAGGTAATCCACAAACTGGTGGTTATGGCATTACACTTACTGCAGCTAACAATGTAATTTATTATTCTAATGGATATGATTTAGAAAAGAGATTGCAGTCAGAAGACAGAGCGCACAGAATAGGACAAAAGAGGGCTGTAACATATGTTGATCTTATAACACCAAAAACTGTAGATGAAAAGATCAGAAAAGCTTTGCGTAAAAAAATAAATATTGCAACTCAAATTATGGGTGAAGAATTAAGAGACTGGATATGATAACTCCTTTACATATAATAGCAGCTACTCCTGTAAAATTTATTTTCCCCAAACATTTTAGTTTACTTTGGTTTTCTATAGTTAATGTTTTAATAGATATAGAAGTTTTATATTATATAATAATAGCTGCTTGGCCTATTCATAGATTTTTTCATACTCTCTTAGGAGTCAGTATTGTTGGTTTTGGTTGTTTTATTTTATCTTTATTATTTACAAAAAATAGAATATCGTCTTTTACAGGATGTATAATAGGTGCATACTCACATTACCTTATAGACTATTGGTATCATAATGGATTTAATTATTCTTAACGAAGGCCTTTATCACTTAATACCAGTTACAAAACAAATGTTAGAACATATAAAAATATTAGCAGAAGTAGATTGTTTCAATTTGTGCGATATTATTAGATTAGAATTTACAAATTATTTGGACACAATTAATTTACATCAAATGAAAGATGGCAGTGGTTATTTTTTTGGATGTATATGTCGTTAAACTAAATCTACAGCTCTACCAACAATTGGTTTGTATTTTGTTTTTCCGTTTTCTTTGTAAGCTCTCATGTACTGTGCTCTTGGTTGAAACTCTACGTAAGATGCATGAATCCACCCCGAGTTAGGTTCGCCTGGAGTATAGAACTCAAGTATTAGCTGATCTGTCGTGCAGTTCATCTTGATCCAATCAGCAACTTCAGCGTTGTCTACTCCAACACATTCGAAGTCTGCGGCCTCGGCCTTGGCATGCTGTGAATTTACAGAGCTACCTATTGCTGCACACAACTCAGGGGAGCGGTATCCGCTGGTGACCTTGACTCTACCAAAGTGATCACGTACTGGCTGCAAAATATTTTCACACAATGCTTTTAGTTTTTCTATTTGATCTGAATTTGGATTGTTATCTATATCTAAACGTATAGCAGTGTCTGATTTAGTAAGTTCTAGTAAACTGAAGTTTCTTGAAAGGTTCATTAATTTATTAACCTTTCTATGGCAAAGAGTGCAGCTGTTCCCGCAGCCGCTAAGAGAACCCAATAGATTTTATCTATCTTACCGCCCAACTTCTCGACGTCTTCGTGTACGTGTTTTAAATTTTTTTTAACACCTGATATGTGTCCATACAAAGATAAAATATGTTCTCTAGTATTTTTAGGTTGCATTGCCATTATGTTAATCTTCTTCTTTTATTTTGTTGATAAGCTTTTTCCAAAGGATTTAAATAAACTTGTTCTGATAAAGTTAATCCACTTACGGGATCAATGTTACCAAATTGAGTATTATTTACAAGTCCTGGTGTTGGCATTGGTGGTAAACCTGCGCTTGTTGCTGGTCCTAATGTTGGTATTGGTAATTCTCTTAATGGATTTTCAAGATTGGGAAATAAATCTGAACTTAATGGAACAGCTTCTAATACCTCTCTTATTCTATCAATTACATCTGCAGCAGCGTCAAAAGGATTTGGAGCACCTATATCAGCTGCTCTTAATTCAAATAATTCTTGGACGTCTGTTGATATTGTTAGTGGTCTAAACTCTGCTTCGTTGATAGAATTAAAAGCTCTTCCCTCTCCTCTATCAAACATATTAGTTGCAATAGCATCTTCGTTCATTCCTAATATTTTTGCAGAGTCTATATCTAAATACATTCTTCTGTTGATTTCATATAATGCTCTATTTGCATCTATATAAGCATCAACTACATCTGCTGGTGATATAACTCCACCTTTTAAAGTTTGTCTTGTAAATAAATTTCTAGCTGATCTAATACCATCTTTGTATTCTGTTATTTTATAATTTAAAGATTTACTAGGATCCACATCAACTCTACGCATTCCAGCAATACCAAGTAACTCATTTCCTAATTCATATTGATTTCCTCTTTCATCAAATCTTCCAAGATCATCAATTGGTCTTATTGCTAAACCTAATCTACCAAGTTGTCTCCAGTTCAAGGGTGCTTGTGCTTCTACCAAGTGTGCAACTGATTTCATAATTTTAGATCCAATAGGATCTATTGCAGGATCTTGGTTATATATTTCTCTACCATCTGCAGTTCTTCCACCTCTTCCAAGTATAGGTGCAATGTCTTGTAATGCTTCTGTCCAAATAGATTCAGATATAAATGGTTGTCCTATTTCTTTTGTAGACTCTATTAAACCAAGTATAAAGTCATCCATAATACCATCTTTATCGCCTCTACCAGACGTTACTGCATTAATTACAGTTTGTATTGGTCTTGTTAAAGTATCGTATGCATTTAAATGAGAAAAATCCACGTATGAAAACTTACCATTTTCGTCTTTGAATGGTACAAGAACAGAATTTTTAGACCACTCAGGTACATATCTTCTCATCGCCTCTAATTCATCATCACTAATATCTCCTAATGCCTGAAACATAGCAACAGTTCCCAGTGGTAATGCGGCTGTTGTTGCAGCCATACCAGTTAGTCTTTGTAAACCTCTTGCTCTTAATGGATTAACTTCTTTACCATTTATTCTTGCTGTAAAAAATATTTCATCTAAAGCTGTGGATACAATATTTGTACCTGTTCTCATTATCTCTGCAGGAAAAGCTACGAAGTTACCAACAGGAAGTTTTCTTAATCCTTTAATAAACTCTGATACAAATGCATAATTTGGTACATTGTTTTTAACTAAATTAGCTGCTTGTTTTTTTACATATTCTTCATTAAAAACTCCAATCTTTCTATCAAATTTTCTACCACTAGCGTCTGTAATAACTTCAACAATGTCATCACCAAACTGTAAACCTTTTGCTTTATATGCATCAGTTAATCTGCTTTGCTCACCTAAAAAAGTAAATATTTTCCAAAAATCATCTTCAGCTGTGTATGCATCTTGTGCAAACTTTTGTGCTTTTTTTAATCCTTTCATAAAAGTATTGAAACCATTGTAATCAGGACCCACAGTATTTAATACTTTACCAAATTCTACGTCTTCTAATAAATCCATTACTTGTCTTACTTGCACCTGTGAGTTTACAACTCCAAGCTCTAATAGTTCTTGATAAAACTCATTATCTTTTCTAAATCCTTTTACCTGCAAAGCATCAAAAGCTCGTTTTACATCTTTTGTATTTCCAAAAGGCACAAATCCATTTGCAGCTGCAAATGCAGCAGCACTGATAAAGTTTCTTGCGTGGGTAAATGGTGCAAGAATTGTTTTAGCCATTTGTGACGTAGCCTTTGGATACAATACTAAATTTTGATATAGTGTTGCTGGTAGATCTTTGTTTTTACCTAAATTATCTACAGCTTTTAAAGCTTGTGCATAATCTTTAAGGGCATATTTACCTACAATGGGATTAGTTATTTCATCTATAATACCTAGTTCTTCTAATCTCGCTGCCTCTACTTCATCAACTGGTTTTATTTTAGCATCTATATCTTCAAATCTACCAAGTTTAGTTTGTCTTATAGATCCACCTTTTGCCGGTGCGATTATTTCATAGTCAACGTCTTTAACTGCAAGTTGACCAAAATATTTTTTAGCTTCACCTGGACTGTTAACTAGGAAAGGAACTCTTGGTTCAGGTCCGATTTTACCACCAGCTAACCACTCATCATATGCAACTTTATTTTTGTTTGATTGTTTTACAAGATCATCAAGATATTGATTTAATCTTACTTGTATTGATAAAGCATTTGTGCCTTCAACAATTGTTGACATAGGATTTTTTGTTTTACCTAATAATTCTTTAATTACTTCTTGACCTACACCTGTAAGATCAGACATATTTTTACCACCAATAGTTTTTACAAATGACTTATCTTTTGCCACCATTTTATTTATATCGTCAGCTTCTGATTTAACAAAAAATGAAGGCACTGAACCAAATCTTACTTGACCTGATTTAGTATTTGGATTCATCATTACACCTCTTGGTAATGAAGCATTGTTCCATACTTCATTTACCATTGATTTTGCAACATCATCAGGTAACGTAATTCCTTTTTTTGCAGCTTCATCTTTAAAATTTTTTATTGCATCATTAATTACTTTTTTACTTGGTGAATAGTTATCAGCCAAAGACATAGGATTGTTTTTAAATACTTCATAACCTCTATCCAATACATCGTTCAATGCTTCTGGTATTACTTTTTGAAAATCTTCTAACGCGTCATCCGTTAATCTACCACCCATCATACTAAATAATCGGCCCCACGTTCCTCGCATATCGTTAAAGTTTTTAAGTAACGCAGCCACATCTTTAGGATCGGCTTTGTATGTGTTAATTAACTCATCCGTAAATTCTTTTACTTGTCCAGGATTCATTTCTCTTAAACTAACACCACCCGCAGGATCTATGTCTGGTCTAAGGTTACCATTGTCAGTCAAGATGTCGTTCATCTTTTGTAATAATTCTTTTCTTTTTTTTAAATCTACTTTGTTACCTGCGTTTTTAAAATTTTTAAGAATACGATTTGCTATGGTATCTATTTCGATCATAGAGTTTTCAGCAATGTTTCTATCTTTTGCTACCAAACCTTCGTATCTTTTTTCTGCTTCAAATCCTTCTTGAGCTAATGGTCCTCTAGCTCTTAATGGTTTTGATATCCATTTATCTACCCATCTATCAATTGGATCTATGATTGCTTTACCTGTGCCAGCTTGATTTCTTAATTTAGATATACCTCTTCCTGCTGCACCAATACCTGCTGTAAACAATGCACCCTCTGCACCAAACTTTAATCTGTTTAAAAGTTCTGTGCCTGGATCACTTGTATCCCTTTCGATTTGTGTAGGTCCGCCAAGAAAATCACCAAACGTACCTGCATCTTCTACATCACCCACAAACACACCTTCAGCAACACCACCAGCTAATGCACCTTTACCATATCTTTTTAATCTTTCATTACCACTTAAATATTTACCTGCTTTCTTTGCTTGCAAAGTTGCTTTAGTTAAACCAGATCCTACTTTAAACGCAAGACCACCCGGTATACCAATGTTAATAATAAGCTCTGTAATTTTACCAGCAGCTGTGGCTTCTGCTGCATCATCAAAAGGATTTATTTTATCAAAGTATGCTTCAACGGCCTCTGCTCTGTCTTTGTCAACCCCTAAATCTAAAAGAGTTGCACCAAGTGTAGCAACTCCTTCAAATATTTTAAATACACCTGAACCAACTCCAGCTAATATAGATGTAGCTAATCCGTAATCTTCTTTTCTTTCTTTGTCTTTGCCGGCTTGAGAGGGAATGTAAACCATTGGTCTCTCCTATATTAGTATAAATTTCTTAATGTCAGATTTCCCGCACCATCTTTTATAATTACATAAACTTTATTTGTATCATCAATAAATACTTCATTTTCGTTTTCAGGAACTAAAAGTCCTTGGCCTGGTCCTGTAGACGCTTCAATGTCAGAAGTTTTAACTTTATTAGGCGTACCTTTATATCCATTGTCCTCCATCCAACTCTTAGTATTATCAGAAACTATTTTTGAAAAAGTTTTTCCTGTGCTTCTATCATTAGTGATTCTACTAATTAAAGATCTGTTTTTTAATATTTCTGTTTCCATTTTAAGTTTGCCTTCAGTGCTTTTTAATATTCTATCTAAATCTGCTTTTGATTTTTCACCTGCAATGTATGCATTAATCGCTAATGCTGCTGCATTGTCATCTACTTTTTGTACTCTGCTTGGTCTCTTAACTTCATCTTTTGCAAACTCTGCAAATGCAGATTTAACATCTGCTTCAGGAGCTAACGCTTTGCTTGAAAAACTTAGTAACATATCAGATATGTCTTGACCTCTAGCTTTTTTAGCTCCTAATAATTCTGCAAATAATTCTTTGTCTTCTCTTATAGCATCTTTAATATCTGTTGTTGTTTCTTCGTTACCTGTTTCGCGTGTGCCTGGAGGATCCTTTTTAGGTGGTGGATCTTTTTTTGGCTCCTCTTCTACTTCAGGAGGTTGCATAGAAGGCAAAGTAAATCCAGGTTTAGCAGAAGTTTGAAGACCAAAATAAGCTACATTAGGATCTAAGTTAGGATTATTTTTTAAAAAATCTCCACCTGTTATTGTATCCATAAATCTAGTTCCAGAAAAACCAGGGTTATAACCAAACATTCTACCCAAAGTATTAATTGGTACGGCACCTAAATCATATATTCCAGCTAGTGCTTTATTAAATTCATTTGTTAAATATCCTAAACCTTGTGCAATTGGAGTTTCACTAAATTTATAAACAGGTGCTGGAGGTTGTCCTCCACCTTGTAATCCAGGTCTATCTAATCCAGATGTAATCCCCGTTCCGCGACTGTCGACGCGACCACCTCTAAACATTGGTCGTCTTAAAATTCTACTCATTATCCAAATATTCCTAACTTACCTAGTACACCGCCTGCTCCTGCAGCTCCTCCTAGGAAGCTAGCCATTGGACTTGCTGGCGCTGCGCTTGATTGATATCCGACTGTTGTAGTCGGGAATGCTCCCGGTTGTATTTGTGCTAGTTGTTGTCCGACTAAACCTAATCTTGTAAACGGTTCGAACTGTGCTTCTCTAGCTGCTAAAGTTTGTGCATCAAGTTTTGCTTGTGCAAATCCTTGATCTGCTTGACCTAATGCTTGTTGATATTGTCCAAGTCCTTGTCTTGCGGCCAAATCATTTGCTGCTGCTGCTTGTGCTTGTTGAAATCCTTGTTGTAATAAATTAGCTTGTAAAGCTGCTCTATCCATAGCACCTTGATTTAAAAATTGTGCTTCCATTATACCTGATCTAGCACCACCAAATGCTCCTCTGTCAATAGCCGCATCTCTTAAACCTGTTTGTTGTATTGCTTGTTGTCTGTCAAATTCTGAAAGAGTTGCATCTATTACCTCTTGTTGATAAGGTGACATAAAAGGTTTGTATGCATCCGGACCAACTAAAGATCCAAGACCTGCAGCTGCAGCTGATGCATCTTTTTGTAATTGTGTTTGATCTGCAACTTTTGGTGCGTATTTACTTGTGTCAATAGTTTTACCTATTAACGGTGATAATTTTTTTGTAAAGGCTGTAAGCGCGCCTTCTAATACCGGTGCTGGTAATACTTGTGTTTGTTCTATTGCCATTATGCTCTAGCCTCCAATTGATTCATTAAATCATACATACGTTGTGCTCCTTTATTTACACTACCACCACCCGCTGCCCTGACTGCATCGGCAGTCATTACAAACTCGTTTTTAGATAGTCGTGCAGGCACATCATCTGCTTTTTCTTTTTTGCCTATTGGCACAAATCCACCACCTCTTAAATCCATTTCTCTACCACCGAAGTTTAACATACCACCTTCTGCTAAAGATACAATTCCTCCTTCTTTTAATCCTATTTCATCGAATGTTGCAATAATATCTTCTTCTGTAAATTGTGCTGCTTCCATAGCTTCTCTAATTGCTGCTCTTCTAGCGTTTGCAATTGCATCTTCAGTCGCTCCTGCTTGTTCTAATTCTATTAATTGTGTTTCTTCAAAATCTCTTAATGCTTTGCTAGCAGTTGAATATGCAAGATCACCTGTTGCTTGAGCTGTTGGTAAGGCTATTGCTTTACCTAATTCTGAAGCACCCTCCCTTGTAAACGCAAGTTCAGGTCTATCACCTATTTTAGAGAATGTATCTTTTGAACCACCTAAAAAATCCGTAACTTGTGCTGCACCTTCCAAACCTAAATTAGCTATTCTTTTACCTATGCCTACGTTAGATGCATCTAAAATGCTATCAGCTCCTATCGGAGCATCTTGCAATTGAGTAAGAATTCCTTCTTTTGTAATTGGATTGTCCCCTGTAAATTTTAATCCTCTTATACCTTCACTTGCTCCAGGTGCTGTTCCTGCTCCTGTTATACCTGCCAACGCCGTAGACAATAAATTAATATCTCCTTCAGGATCTGTAGCTTCTTGTGCAAGTGCATTAGTCAAAGAAGATATTAAACCTCTATTTAAAGCAGACGCAAATATACCTTGAGTGGGTAACATAAAAGGTACAGCCGCAGACAAAAACGGTAAAACAGGTCTTATTTCTTTTGGTGTAATTTTTCTTACTACATTTCCAGCTTTTTTAAAAGTATCTGTTCCAATATCTAAAGCTTTATCAAAAGGCTTTGATATTTCTTTAGGTATAAATTTTCTTTTTATTTTACTAAAAAATCCCATAGTTTCTCTTTATATTATCAATATTGAAGCAAGTTCGCAAAGCTTGTAAAAAGGCGAGTGTATCACAATTTACTAGGTTTTTATACATTCGTCAACGCTCCTATAAGTTAGTTTTACCACCCATAGGAATACCTCGTATAATGACATTTACGTTTCTTGATATATCATCCTTTGTGGTGTCGGTTGATGGGTTATTTACGTCCTCTTCTGCTTCTGCATCTGAACCATATTCTTTCCCTGTTTTTAAGTGTTTTATGGTTATTTCTATACGTGGTTTATAAACTTTAATTGTTTGACCATTTATTACTTGATCTTCAAAATGTTCCTCTTGTTCTACAAACATTATCTATCCTCTCTGTTTATTTCTAATATGGACGCAACAACATCTACTGCACCACTACTTGCTTGTACCTTTAATATCTCACTTTCTTTCATAATTAAAGGTTCACTCAATACTTGTTCTTTTTGATTAGCCGTTAGATTAACATCATTGTCTATCACAAAAATAGCTGCGGCTGCATCTACTAAAGTTACTTTAACGACCGCTGTGCTACCAGCATCTTCTGCTACTAATAAAGACTTAACAATAGCTCTAGAATTAGATGGCACCGTATATAAAGTGGTAAGTGCTGTACTTGTTAAACTTGTTTTTTCGTTTTTATATATATTTGCCATTAACCTAATCCTAACCAAGTAAATCGTTCTTGGTCTTCTTTTTGTTGTGTTAAATATGTAGAGTTTAATTGTTCTATCAATATAGACAACGCTCTGTTTATTTGTCTTTGGTTATCCTCGCTGTATTCTTTTTTAGGTTCTGGTAATCTTACTACAATTTTTGCCATTATCCTCTCCTTCCATCTGGTTGTAGGTCCACTTGAAACGTACCAAATCTCCACGATTCGCCAGCCTCTGTATTTTCTATTTTAATATTTGCATAACGTCCCCTTGCTCTTGTGTCAACTTTAGTTGTAGTAGATTTAATTTTAAAAGGACTTAAATTTGTAGCTGTGCTGGTATCAGCTGGAAAATCTTTTACAGATATACTAACTTCTATTCCTTCAGAACCTGTGGGCGTTGTTAAAACTTTAAAGTTTGGTAAAAATCTACGCAT